TATCCAAGTCAAGTTGGAACGACCTCAACTAGCTGGACACTAGTTGACAAGAAACTAGTGGATGAAGGAGTCAAAATGATAGTGGACCTCAAGGATGAGGTCGAAGAAGCAGCAAAAGTGATTCAAATTCAAAAGGATCACACAAGCTACACTCGAGAAAGCAAGAAATTGCTCTCCGATTACGATGAGGCACAAAACAAATTCACTGAAAGCCTTCTGCAACTACCTGGAATGTGGGCAAAACTGCGTATTGATGCATACAGCCCCATTCGTAAGACCAAGAAAGGCGCAATCATAAATCGCGTATCATTTAGAAAGGCACAAGAACGCCATGAGGCACGACTCGTGGCAGACAAAGAACTTGCTGCATTTCTTGCTGGCGAATATGAAAGCGCGGCATACATTGGCTCCATCCAAGGGTTGAACACAGCTCGAAATTCTGAGAGCATAAGTTTCAAAACTCCTTACTACAGGAGGACCCCAAAGATCCAAAAGCAAAGGATAAAGCCAAAACAAGTTGTTGGTTCATCCCAAGTCCTAAAACAGGTTATGCAGCTCGCTCAGCAAACAGGGATTAGCGTGGAATTCATCGAGAGGGGCAAGGGAAGAACCCTCAAAGTCAACGTAGTGAAGAAGTACGGTAGCGTACTTCCGAAAATCATTCTACCACATGAGGAGGGTGTACATGTTCATGAAGAAGTCAACTACAACAAGCACAAGAACACACTCTTGTTTTTGATTGGGCACAGTTCCTACAAAACCATTCATCAAAGCGTTTTTAGAAAAGGGGATAGTGGGCTTGTTTATCCTACACAGAAAATACAATCACTCCCTGAGCATGACAAAGAGGTATTTGTTGTGAGGGGAAGGTTAGATGGATCCCTGATAAATGCCCTTGACTGGTGCAGCGAACCTTCACATGTGCAACATTACTCACATCAGTTGGAGGTTCAATTTTTCCAGGGTTGGAAGAAAGTATTTGACAAGCTTGTACCACGCACCCAGGATCATGAGTGCACTGTTGACTACAGCAATGAGCAATGCGGTGAATTAGCAGCGTCATTGAGTCAAATTCTGTACCCAGTGAAGAAACTATCGTGTAGGCAATGCAGATTCCGCATCAAAGATTTGAGCTGGGAAGAATATAAGGAATTTGTTGCAACACACTTTGGATGCTGTGCAGAGACGCTCAAAGAACAACAGAGCGTTGGTTTCAAGAATGTGCAAACACTCGTTGAGAGAGCAGTTAGCGAAGATGGAGATATGGAGTTGTCGCTTGAGATCATAAAATTAACACAGAATTACACGAGCACACCAATGCTCCAAATTCAAGACATCAATAAGGCTCTCATGAAAGGTAGTTCTGCGAGCAAGCAAGAGCTTGACCAAGCACTCAAGCAGTTGCTAGCAATGACCCAATGGTGGAAGAATCACATGGATTTAACAGGGGAGGATGCTCTAAAGACTTTTAGAAACAAGAGAGCATCAAAAGCAATACTCAACCCAAGTTTACTTTGTGACAATCAGCTTGATAAGAATGGCAATTTCATTTGGGGAGAAAGAGGCAGGCATTCAAAACGATTTTTCTCAAACTTCTTTGAGGAAATTGTTCCATCTGAAGGATATAGCAAGTACACAATCAGACGGAATCCAAATGGTCAAAGAAAGCTAGCTATTGGTTCTCTGGTCGTTCCACTTGACTTGGATAGAGCAAGAGTTTCAATGCAGGGTGAGGGTGTGGCAAGAAAACCACTGACAAAAGCATGTGTTTCGGTTCTTGAGAAAAACTTTGTTTACCCATGCTGCTGTGTTACATTAGACAATGGACAGCCTCTCTACTCAGAATACAAGAGTCCAACTAAGAGGCACTTAGTTGTCGGCTCATCAGGTGACCCCAAATACATTGACCTTCCAGCAACTGACTCAGACCGGATGTACATTGCAAAGGAAGGATACTGTTATCTAAATATTTTCCTTGCAATGCTTGTGAACGTCAATGAAGAAGAGGCTAAGGACTTCACCAAAATGGTTCGAGATGTTTTGGTACCAAAACTTGGAACTTGGCCGACAATGATGGATGTTGCCACTGCAGCATATATGCTCTCAGTTTTTCACCCGGAAACAAAGAGTGCTGAATTGCCAAGAATCCTTGTTGATCACGAGTCGCAGACAATGCATGTCATTGACTCTTTTGGATCTTTGAACACAGGGTACCACGTACTTAAAGCTGGAACAGTCAACCAACTAATCCAGTTTGCATCAAACGATCTCGATAGTGAAATGAAGTTCTACAAGGTTGGTGGGAGTGTGCAACAAAGGATGAAATGTGAAACAGCCTTGATAACAAGTATTTTCAAGCCAAAGCGGATGGTTCACATACTTGAAACAGATCCATATGTCCTTCTCATGGGTCTAGTATCTCCCTCTCTATTAATCCACATGTTTAGAATGCGGCACCTTGAAAAAGGCGTCCAAATATGGATTAACAAGGAACAGAGCGTGGTAAAGATCTTCTTGATATTAGAGCAGTTAACAAAGAAGTTAGTGGTAACAGACGTTCTGCTTGAGCAACTGGGATTAATTTCAGAGGCAGCAGAACCACTCCACTCATTACTGTTGAACTGTCCTAATACAATGCATTCATACAATGTTGCACGAGATCTTCTAACCATCAAGGCAGAAGCAAACAGCGCAAATGAAGTTCTCAAACTAAATGGCTTCTTTGACATGAATGTGAGTCTTGATTCAGCACGGGAAAAAATCTATGTCGAACGATTAAGCGAGGAATGGCACGACTTAAACTTGTTGGAAAAATTTTCAGTAACATGGCAATTGAAGAGATTTTCAGATGTTACGGAAAATACTTTGACAAAGAAAGCAACCGTCGACAAAGAAAAATTCTCAAAAAGATTTGTGAGTGCGTGCTTTATGAGTGCCCAAACACACCTGAGAGAAAGCCGTATTTATCTTGCGAATAAGGTAGAGCAGTTCTCACATAGGCTTATAGGTAGTGTGTGTAATATGTTTTTGAGATTTGTTCGTAGGTGTTATGGTGATTTAATATTTTTAGTGAATGTTAGTATAGTGTTTTCTCTTTTTATCCAGATGATCTCCATTCTAAATAGCACCATGAGTGCAATCAGGAAGGATAGAATATCATTAGCTGCGCACAAAAGAGAGAAAGATGAGCAAACCATTTGCCGGATGTATGATCTTTTCATTAAAGGATCAAAAGATCTACCAAGTGCTGGGCAATTTCTCTCTCATGTTGAAGAATTTAGGCCAGACCTGCTCTTAACCGCACAGTATATGATAACGGACCATGGACGTGTGGGTAGGCACCAAGCCAAAACACACAGTCAAGTACACTTGGAGAAAATTGTAGCCTTTATGGCATTGCTTACAATGTGTGTGGATGCAGAAAGAAGTGACGCAATTTTTAAAATCCTAAACAAACTTAAGAGCGTGTTTGGCACTATGGCTGAGGAAGTTCGCGTTCAGGGCCTGGATGATCTCAATGATATTGAAGAGTGCAAGAAACTCACAGTTGATTTTGAAGTGTCAACAAGCTATGAACCAACCTCCACAACCATTGATGTCTCTTTTGAGGGTTGGTGGAATAGACAACTGCAGCAAAACAGGGTTGTGCCACATTACAGATCAACTGGGGAATTCATGGAGTTCACAAGAGCCACAGCAGCACAAGTCGCTAACTCAATAAGCCTGTCTGCACAGAATGATTTTCTCATTAGAGGAGCTGTCGGCTCTGGTAAATCGACGGGGCTACCACACCATTTGGCAAAGAAAGGAAAAGTGTTGCTTCTTGAGCCAACTAGACCGCTAGCAGAGAATGTTAGCAAACAACTGTCACAAGAGCCATTCTTTCAGAATGTCACACTTAGAATGAGAGGGCTTAGCCGTTTTGGTTCGAGCAATATAACGGTGATGACAAGTGGTTTTGCTTTCCATTATTATGTCAACAACCCACACCAACTTAATGATTTTGATTTCATAATAATGGATGAATGTCATGTTCTGGATAGCTCTTCAATTGCTTTTAACTGTGCACTCAAGGAATTCTCTTATGCAGGAAAACTCATCAAAGTTTCAGCCACACCACCAGGGAGAGAATGTGAATTCACCACGCAACATCCAGTCAAATTGAAGGTTGAAGAAAATCTCTCTTTCCAAGATTTTGTTCAAGCACAGGGAACTGGGACCAATGCTGACATGGTTCAACATGGTAGCAATTTGTTGGTGTATGTAGCAAGTTACAATGAAGTAGATCAGCTCGCAGCGTATCTCCTAAACAAGAACTACAAAGTAACAAAAGTAGATGGGAGAACGATGGGGAGAGTTGAAATTGAAACATCTGGAAACCCTGCGAAACCGCACTTCATTGTAGCAACAAACATCATTGAAAATGGAGTGACACTTGATGTTGATTGTGTGATAGACTTTGGCTTGAAAGTGGTTGCTGATCTTGACACCGACTCTCGTTGTGTGAGATATAATAAGAAGAATGTGAGCTACGGTGAGAGGATCCAGAGACTTGGACGTGTGGGTAGGCACAAGCCAGGGTTTGCACTGAGAATAGGCAACACTGAGAGAGGATTAACAGAGATACCAGAATTCATAGCAACAGAGGCAGCTTTTCTTTCATTTGCTTATGGATTGCCAGTGACCACACAAAATGTAACCACCAACATCCTAAGTAAATGCACTGTACAGCAAGCAAAGAATGCGCTCAATTTTGAATTGACTCCGTTCTTTACAACTCATTTTGTTAAGTATGATGGAAGCATGCACCCAGAAATCCACAAACTCCTCAAACCTTTTAAACTGAGAGAGTCAGAAATGGTAATGAACAAGAAAGCAATACCATATCAATATGTCAACCAGTGGATTTCAGTGAAAGAATACAAAAGACTTGGCATACAGATAGGGTGCGATGAGCGTGTGCAACTACCTTTCTATGTCAATGGCATCCCAGACAAGTTATTTGAAGCGTTGTGGGAGACAGTCTCCAAGTATCGTTACGATGCAGGCTTTGGCCGAATAAGTTCAGCAAGTTCCACGAAAATCAGTTACACACTCAGCACTGAACCAACAGCCATTCCCAGAACTATTGCCATTATAGATCATTTGATAAGCGAAGAGATGATGAAAAAGAATCATTTTGATACAGTAGCTTCGTCTTTGACAGGTTACTCTTTTTCACTATCGGGCATTGCAGAAGGCATCAGGAAAAGGTATTTAAGGGACTACTCTACGCAGAACATAGAGACTTTACAGCAGGCTCGGTCTCAACTGCTCGAGTTCAATTCTAACACTGTTGATGTGAATAAGCTGCCTGAATATGAAGATCTAGGAATACTAAACACCGTTTGCTTGCAAAGCAAACATGAAGTTGCAAAGTATCTAGGTCTCAAAGGCAAATGGGATGGAAGCAAGTTCAGAAATGACTTTTTGCTTGTGGTTTTCACAATCATAGGCGGTGGTTGGATGATGGTTGACTATTTTAGCAAATGCACTCAAGAAGAAGTCACTACACAAGGAAAGAAGAGAATGATGCAAAAGCTTAAATTCCGTAATGCTCGTGACAGGAAAGTGGGAAGAGAAGTATATGCCGACGATTATACAATGGAACATACATTTGGAGAAGCGTATACTAAGAAAGGCAAAGAGAAAGGGAGTCACAAAACCAAGGGAATGGGGAGGAAGACTCGGAACTTCATTCACATGTATGGAGTCGAGCCTGAAAATTATTCCACCATTCGTTTTGTCGATCCTCTTACAGGTTTCACTATGGATGAACATCCACGAGTTGATATCAGAATTGTGCAGGATGAGATTGGAGAGGTCAGAGGAAAACTCATGGACGAGGGAGAGCTTGATAGACAATCAATCAAGCATAACCCAGGAATTCAAGCTTATTTCTTTGGGAAGGGCACTGAAAAAGCTCTCAAAGTGGATTTGACACCCCACAGACCCACATTGCTATGCATGCACAGTAATAATATAGCAGGATATCCTGAGAGGGAGAATGAGCTTAGACAAACCGGATTACCACAAGAAATTGATCTGAAAGATGTGCCCGCACCTAATGAGGATGTTGGAGTTGAAAGTAAATCAACGTATAAAGGACCGCGGGACTACAGTGGTATTTCGACTTTGATTTGTAAAATAGTGAATGCCTCAGATGGATGTACAGAAACAATTTTTGGTATTGGTTACGGATCGTACATCATCACAAATGGACATCTTTTCAAGCGCAATAATGGCACACTCACAGTCAAGACATGGCATGGAGAATTTGTCGTATCGAATACAACACAATTGAAGATCCATTTCATAGAAGGAAAAGATGCCATTTTGATAAGAATGCCCAAAGATTTCCCACCATTTGCACAAAGGAATTGCTTCAGAAGTCCAAAGAAGGAGGAAAGAGTTTGTATGATTGGCACTAATTTCCAGGAAAAGAGCCTCAGGTCAACTGTCTCAGAATCTTCAATGGTAATACCTGAAGGCAAAGGGTCATTCTGGGTCCATTGGATTTCAACACAGGATGGGGATTGTGGTTTACCATTGGTGTCAGTGGACGATGGGCATATAGTAGGGTTCCATGGGCTAGCATCTAACACAACAAGTAGAAACTTCTTTGTACCCTTCATTGATGGATTTAAGGAAAAGTATCTTGACTGTGCTGAAACTCTGGAATGGAACAGACACTGGCTATGGCAGCCCGACAAAATAGCATGGGGTTCACTCAATCTGATAAACAATCAGCCCAAGGAGGAGTTCAAAATAGCCAAACTTATCACTGATTTGTTTGATGATCGGGGTTGCACACAGAGCAAGCAGGAAGCTTGGCTACGAAGTGCTATTGAAGGAAACTTGATTGCGTGTGGTAAGGCCGAAAGTGCACTTGTCACAAAGCATGTTGTTAAAGGGAAGTGCAGCTACTTCCAACAGTATTTGGGCTCTAATCAAAGTGCAGCAGACTTCTTCAAACCTCTCATGGGATTTTACCAACCAAGTAGGTTGAACAGAGAAGCCTTCAAGAAGGATTTCTTCAAATACAACAAGCCAGTCACGGTTGGCAAAGTTGATTTTTATGCCTTCATGCAAGCAGTTAATGGGGTTAAGATGATGATGATTGAATTTTGCTTTAGTGAGTGCAAGTATGTGACCGACTCTCGAAGAAATTTTCCTGACTCTCTGAATATGAAAGCAGCAGTTGGGGCACAATACAAAGGAAAGAAACAGGATTACTTTGCAACTATGGACAAATTTGACAGAGAGAGACTGGTTTACTTGAGCTGTGAAAGACTGTTCCATGGAAAGAAAGGTCTGTGGAATGGATCACTTAAGGCAGAACTGCGACCACTTGAAAAAGTGGAGGCAAACAAAACCCGGACTTTTACAGCAGCACCAATAGACACATTGCTAGGTGCAAAGGTTTGCGTTGATGATTTCAACAATCAATTTTACAATTTCAATCTACAATGCCCTTGGACTGTTGGCATGACAAAGTTCTATGGGTTGGGGGATAAATTGATGAGATCACTACCAGAAGGCTGGATCTATTGCCATGCAGACGGATCACAATTTGATAGTTCTCTCACACCATTACTTCTGAATGCTGTGCTGGATCTTAGAATGTTCTTTATGGAAGATTGGTGGGTTGGACAAGAGATGCTTGAAAATCTATATGCAGAGATAGTGTTCACACCCATCCTTACACCAGATGGAACTGTTGTTAAGAAGTTCAGGGGTAACAATAGTGGGCAACCATCCACAGTGGTTGACAACACACTCATGGTCGTCATTTCAGTCTATTACTCTTGCATCAAGGCCGGGTGGAATGAAGTTGATATTCAGGAGAGGTTAGTTTTCTTTGCTAATGGTGATGATATCATATTAGCCGCACAAGAAAAGGACATTGGCATTCTTGACACATTCACAAAATCTTTCAAAGAATTGGGCTTGAATTATGATTTCTCAGAAAGAACAAAGAAAAGAGAAGAGTTATGGTTCATGTCTCACCAGGCTAAGCTAGTGGGTGACTTATACATACCAAAGCTTGAGCAAGAAAGAATTGTGTCAATTCTGGAATGGGATCGCAGCAAGGAAATGCTGCATAGAACAGAGACTGTATGTGCAGCAATGATTGAAGCATGGGGATATCCTGAGCTGTTGCAAGAGATTAGAAAATTCTATCTCTGGTTGCTGCAAAGAGATGAATTCAAGGAATTAGCTAGTCTTGGAAAAGCTCCTTATATTGCGGAAACTGCTCTTAAAAAGCTTTACACTGATGAGCAGGCATCAGAGAAGGAATTGCAGAGATATCTTCAAGATATCCTTTCCTTCTACGATGATAGCGAATCAGAGGATGTTGTGCTCCAATCTGATGAAAGACAAAAGGAACTGGATGCAGGTAAGGACAAAGACAAGGCTAAGGAAGCTAGAGAGCAATCAACGCAACAGAAGCAAGCAAAGAATAAAGGGGCCAAGGAAACAGAAAGAGATGTAGCAGCTAGTTCTTCAGGGCAACTAGTCCCACGCCTGCAGAAGATTAGCAAAAAGATGAATCTTCCTATGGTCGCTGGTAGGCTTATCCTTAATATTGATCATTTGATAGAATATAAGCCAAAACAGATTGATCTGTATAACACCAGAGCATCAAAGGCACAGTTCAACACATGGTTTGAGGCCGTCAAGGAGGAGTATGAGCTGGATGACGACAAGATGAGTGTAATTATGAATGGTTTCATGGTATGGTGCATTGAAAATGGAACCTCACCTGATGTGAATGGAGTGTGGACTATGATGGATGGAGATGAGCAAGTGGAATTTCCGCTTAAACCCATTGTGGAAAACGCAAAACCCACACTCAGACAAGTTATGCACCATTTCTCAGACGCAGCTGAAGCGTACATTGAGATGAGAAATTCCGAAGGGTTCTACATGCCCAGGTATGGACCCCTAAGGAATTTAAGGGACAAGAGCTTGGCAAGGTATGCTTTCGACTTCTACGAGGTAACATCCAAAACTTCTGATAGAGCAAGAGAAGCAATAGCACAAATGAAGGCCGCAGCTCTCGCCAACGTAAACACCAGGATGTTTGGCCTGGATGGGAACGTGGCAACAGTTAGTGAGAACACTGAGAGGCATACTGCTGCTGATGTGAATCAGAACATGCACTCCCTCTTAGGGATGACGCATGGGCAGTGAAGGCTTGGGTTCCGCCCTCGCCACAGTTATCGTCTCATGACCTTAGCTAATGGTTGGTTTTAGTAAATAGTACGCATATATCCAGTCGAACTATATATGTTAGTGTGGTTTTCCACCAGTATGTTATGTTACTTTAATTGAACTTAGCGGAGAGGCCATACCCCGGTTGGAGTGCTCAGGGTGACCGTGTCACGCGTAGCTACCGAGATTTGTGTATGAAAACTCTCT